CACCAAAAGGATTAGAAGATCTTGATGGTTATAAAGACTTAGAAGAAAGAATAAGAAAGTTAGAAAACAAATGAGCCACACCGCTAGATTTTTAAGCCATGATGAATTTTTAGGTTATGTAGATTCGGGTGCTTTTGAACGCCTTTACTATGATTCAAAGCCACATATGGATCTTAACACCGTAGATTATCAATATATTCTTGATCAAACAAATACCGATATGGTTGCCGATTCATTATCGGACGCCATGAAATACAATTATTGGCTAAACAAATTTTCCGCTTACGTAGATCCTAACACGGTACACGATGAAGATAGAGATTATAGAATGATGGCAAGATGTGTAGGCGATCATCTTTTAGAATTGAAGTGTTGTATTAAAGATGGCGAAGAATTAATTGTTTGTAATACTTTTATTGGCAACGATCCAAGTGGTTCTAAAGTTTGGCTATATAGTGACGCCGCCGGTCAAGCATTTTATAGTCTTGTCAAAAACAATGGTTGTAATTACATCGTCAATATTATTACGCAAGGATCAAAAATAGCTTTCATTTTACAAAATCCAAATAGCTATAAACATATTGAAAATTACGTAGATAGACATTCAATGACTATGGAAGAAATGACGAAAACATATAATTATGAAGGACATGAAACGGACATTACATTTATAAAACATAAATTACCAATAAAGGATTTTTGATGGCACATTTAAGACAACTAGGACCAAGTTTTGCGGGAATCGTGGACACACTTGACACTTCTACTTCTAGTAAAAGCAATGTCAAAATGACGGATCAAAAGCATATGTCAAGAATCCCAACATGGAAAACGGGAACCGTAGCCAACGATTCGGGTACCGGCGTTAATGCAAATACCGGCACACCATTATCCTATTCACATACGGATTTTCCAAACACGGGTGATCAAGTTTCAATGTCGGATTTTAGAAGTATATTTGCTAATGTGGCGGTTGGACAAGCGTCGCACTCTACATCATCTTTAAAAACTCAAGTGACGACTTTATATACCGGTTATGCTACGTCGGCGGGATTGGCGGCGGCTTCTACCAATATAATTACAGGCACACAAATAGGATCTGCGTTAAGCGAAGGAACTACATATACAACAAGTGCAATACCAATAAATAACAATTATGGTTCAACATCGCAAATAGGTTCAAATGTAAGTTGCGAAGCGATCCTTGTGGTAGGGGTAAGTTTTAGTTTTTTCTTCCGCTTAGTTTTTAGCGGTACGGGCGCAAGTTCAATAAGTTCGGGTCTTGATGTTTTAGCTAGGGGTAATAATAATCTATTATCATTTTCATCAACCGGACCCGACGGCACATGGAATCAACAAAATACTTCACCGAATGGTGGATTCAATACGGCTTTTGACTTTTCAAGTACGACACCAACTAAATCAACACAAAATAGTCTTACGGTTTTTAACTATGTTATTTCCGGTACTTTTAATGTTAGTAATCTAAGTGGCGGTCAAGCGAACTTCACCGCCAAGTGTCCTTAATTATATTTTTTCCGCTAATCCGTAGAATTGTGTTCTTTCTTCGTTTTCCGGTTTACTTGTATAATCGTCAATTGCCTTTTTAAGTTGTTTCTTCAATTGACTTAAAAGAAATGGCATTTCATCTTCCATATCTTCCGGTAGCATAGCAAAGTTCCCTTCACGATTTACATATGCAATTCTATCTAATGCTTCAAAAAGTTTTTCGTTATCTATATTCATATAAAAAAGAAGGTAGCTTATTAGGCTACCTTCTTGTTGTTTAGTTCTACGGTTGCAAATACTTCCCTTACATCAAAGACGCTAAAGTATTTTTTTTCTTTCACAACTTCACCTGTTTCTTTATCTTCTTTTTCTTTGAAGAAAAACAAAGTTGCGGCTTTTCTAATTCCCTTCAAGTTCTTGCCGTTTACACCGTCAAGTTTTAGGGCTTGTTTGAAAGTGACAAATGCGTCGCCTTCTTCGTATCCGGCTTCAAGTAAAGTATCTACGTTAGCGCCGGTATATTCTCTTTTTGTTAAGTAATTTTCCATTTTATTTTCTCCGTTTTATTAAATTACTATTACAGAATATGTCATATTGGAATATATGTCAACACTTTTATCAACTTTTTTTTAATTTTTTTTATATGCTATACTTTGACGAACCAAGAGGTGTTTTATGAAAGCCATATGGCAAATGTGGGAATCCGAATTGTCGGACGAAAAAATAAATCAAATAATCCAAGAGTGTGAACTTTATAAACCACATGAAGCACAAACCGGTCTTGGTGCCGACGGTCAAGTCAATTCACATATAAGAAGATCTATTGTCCGATGGATAGATCCATTAGACGAAGGATCTAAATTTATTTCTAATCTTTTATATTATTATGCAAATCAAGCTAATCGTTATGCGTTTGGTGTAGATATAAGTGATATTTATGATATTCAATATACAATTTATGATGGCAAAGATGATGGTCATTACGATTGGCATTTTGATACCTTTTGGGGCAATTCTTCTACTTTTGATAGGAAATTAAGTATTACAATACAACTAAGTGATTCTAATGATTATGAAGGTGGTGATTTTATACTTGATCCCCAATATGATCCGCCAAGTGCAAAATCATTAAGGCAAAAAGGAACAATATTAGTTTTTCCATCGCCGATTAGACATAAAGTGACAAATGTAAAAAAAGGCGTTAGAAAATCGTTGGTAGCATGGGTAGAAGGTCCAAAATGGAAATGAAAAAGATATTTATAGAAATAGGAAGTTGTGATTTTGAAACAAATATAGATCTAATCACTAGCGGCGGTTGGAAAGGTATTATGTGCGAACCGGCGGACAAATATCGCAATAATTTAGAAAAACTTGTCATGGATAATCCATATAGACATAATTTATACATAGAACCGGTAGCAATAAGCGATTTTAACGGTGAAGTAGATTTTGCGGAAGCAATGGACACTTCTAAGGGGTCTAGGGGGCTAGGATTATGGCGTAGGGGCATATCTAGCGTTATTTCGGACAATCATAAGGGAGAAAGGCTATTTGACCTTGAAAACAACAAAGATTTCATAGAAAAGAAGTACAAAGTTAAATGTATGACACTTGATAGCCTAATTTCTAAATATAAGGAACGTGGCTTTGAAAAAATTGATTATTTGAAGATTGATACCGAAGGACATGAAATGAATATCCTAGAAAGCTATTCTTGGAACGTAAAACCAACATTTATCAAAATAGAACACGCACATATAGACGATGTATATGCTAGGGCGTTCTTAGAACGTCATGGATACGTTGTTTACACCGAACATAGCGATATGTATGCCATAGTATGAAAAAAGTCGTTATATCGCTTCTAAGACGTCCGGACCGTAAAGTTTCATTTCAAACAAATGGTCTTAGTGACTTTGAATATCTTGAAGCTATTGATGGTAAACAAAAGAATTTTAGATTTATAGAATCTAGGAAATATTGGCATGATCCATATAAAAATAGACCATTACAACAAAATGAAGTCGCTTGTTTTCTTTCCCATATTGGCGCATGGAATAGATGTATATATTTGAACGAACCTATTATTGTTATGGAAGATGATGCGCTAATTAATAATCATTGGGACGAAGATTATTTTGAATCGCTAGATTATGATTTTGTTTACCTACAAAGAAACGAAAATGAACCGGATCTTACTACGGTCATAGATGATAAATTAGAAGTACCATATTATCCCTATAATATGACGGCATATAAAATTACACCTAATGCCGCACAAAAATTAGTTGATGCGGTAGATTACAAAGATTTTATTCCCGTTGACGAATTTTTACCGGAACAAATAAGAAAAGGCAAATTGAATATTGTTGCGTTGCGTCAAGACGCTTGTAATCAAATATCAAGGGACATTTCATCTTCGGATATAGAAGATAGTAAAGAATTTAGAAATTACGAAATACACGCCGTCACGTGTGGCACGGATAGAAAAAAGTGTTCTAAGCTAAATACAAGCGCAACATTTCACAATGTAGATATAGAAAACATTGGTACAAATGTTATTTGGAAAGGTACGGATATGTCTTTCATGGGTGGCGGCATGAAAATAAATTTGATGAAAAAATGGCTTGAAGATAAAAGATCCGAAGATGTAGTTGTTTTCACCGACGCGTATGACGTTTTTTATGCCGATGATTTAGAAACAATACATGAAAGATTTATTCAAATGGATAGTGAAATAGTATTTAGTGGTGAATTGTTTTGCTATCCGGATCCAAAACTAGCCGATCAATTTCCCGATGCACCAACACAATTTAAATATATTAATAGTGGTACATATGTTGGTAGGGTTGGTGAACTAAAAAGGCTTTTTAATGATCACGTAATAGCCGACGACGACGATGATCAATTATATGTTCACAAATGCTTTTTATCTAAAAAATACGATATATCAATAGATTATGAATGTTATATATTTCAAACGAACTTTGACAATACACAAAAGCTAGGCAATCAATTAAACAATCCCGAAACCAATACTTGTCCATGTATTTATCATGGAAACGGTGGCGAAAGCGCAATGCCAAAATTTAATTCTTTATATGATGAATTTTATCCACAATCATCACCATTATTTATACCGCACTATAACCAAATTGAATATCTTACAAAAGATATGCTTGTATGTAATTTTATGACGCAAGAACAATGTGAAAGGCTTATTGAAATAGCGGATAAGCATGGTGGTTGGGGATCTTTAGAATATGACAAATTTCCGGCACAAGAGATCCGTATGAAAGAATTAGGATTATGGGAAGAACTAGAAAAGCATTGGGAAGCCGAAATAGTGCCGTTGGTAGAAAGATATTGGAAACCGTTGCTTATGTATGGTCTAAGGGACGGATTTGTAATGCGATATGCAATGGATACACAAGTCAAATTAGCTTTACACCACGACGCAAGTTTGGTCACCGGATCTATAAAATTGAATGATGATTATGAAGGTGCGGAACTTATATATCCAAGACAAGGCATTTCAAACAAAGATATTCCCGTTGGAAAGTGTATATTATTTCCAAGTGCGGTCACGCATGGTCACGAATGTTTGCCATTGAAAGCCGGTGTAAAGTATAGTTTGACAATATGGTCATGTAGGTATATAGGTGATACAATCTAAAAATGTCCGAAGATAGAAAAAAATTATTTAGGGAAGAAATGCCAGACGGCTCTACGAATGAATATGAAGTAGATAAATTTTCCGATGATGGTCAAAGGGCTTTTTTCCTTTTAGGAAAAGTGCAAGAAGATCTACAAAAACAATCGGTTGACTACTTGATATTGAAAGAAAGTGAAGAAAGTCTAATTCAAAAAATTAGAAAAGAACTTTCGGAAGAAACTTTGATTCAAGAGAAAAGCGATGGCAACAAGAAAGACGGCAAAAAATAGAATAGATCAACACGAAGAAATATGTGCTTTACGTTATAAGCAAATTGAAGATCGTTTAAATACCGGTGCCGCTAAATTTGTCCGCCTAGAGCAAATGATTTGGGGTATATATATTCTAATCATTGGATCACAATTAGTAGGGGTGTTGGTCTTATGAGTGGCATAAAAGTACATACCGAACCGGCACAAGAACCCGTCACACTACAAGAAGTCAAAGAATATCTAAGGGTTGAAGATTCTACCGATGAAAGAACTTTACGACCATTGATAGAAACCGCAAGAAGATTCGCCGAAGAACATATGGGTAGAACATTGGTTTCTACTACATTTCAACAATTTTGGGATTCCGTAGATGAAATGGAAGATCCATTATGGGAAGGCGTAAGACAAGGACCATATTTAAATTATTACAAGAATCATTTAGTCTTAGCAAAAGGACCGGTGATTTCTATTACACACGTCAAAACATTTAGTGATAGCGACGTAGAAACGGTTTTTGCCGCAAGTAAATATTATCTTGATAATGCAAGGGAACCGGCAAGAATTGTACTTAGAACCGGTGAGACTTTTCCTTCCGCTTTACGTGTAGCAAATGCAATAGAAGTACAATATGTATCCGGATATTCTTCCGTGTATTCTATACCCGAACCAATTAGATTAGGTATTTTGCAACATATAGCGCATTTATACGAACATAGAGGGGATATGTACGAAGCGAAAAATCCTTACCCACCAATGTTAAAAAGTTTGTATGCACCATATGTCATACATAAAGGGTTGGGATCTTCTAGCTTGATGTCCGTTGGCTAATGGCTACAAATATTGGAAGATTAAGATATAAAGTAGATTTGCAAAAAGCTACTGACACCGCCGACGGTGGTGGTGGTAGGTCACAATCATATAGCACAATAGCGCAAATATTCGCCGATATAAGACCGCAAAGTGGGGCGGAACAATATAGACAAGGCAAGGTCCAAGATAGGACCACACACAACATATTTATCCGTCATAGAAGCGATATTTCTACCGCATACCGAATCAAATACGAAAATAGATTATTCAATATTCGTCAAATAATAAATGTTGATGAAAGGGATCGTTTCTATAAATTAGTTTGCAATGAGGGGGAAGTAAGCTAATGGCAAAGGGTGATTTTGATTTTAGGGTTGAAGGTACGGGCGGTCTAATTAATAAATTAACTAGAATACAAAGATCTGCCGTAATGCAAAAAAGAATGTTGACGGCGGTAAATATGGTAAAAAATAACGTTGTAAAGAAACTTAATCAAGCAGGTAAAGGCGAACCATATGTTAGATATTTCAATGGTCAAAGAATAGAAGGTACCGCATCAAGACCTTTTGATCCACCGGCTACTTTTATGGGCGAACTAAAAAACAATATTAATATAGAAGTTAGACCAATGGCGGGTGGTGGTGCAATAGGATCAATAATAGCGTCGGCACCATACGCAAAATCTTTAGAATTTGGTACTACTAAAATGCAACCTAGACCATTTTTATTCCCTACGTTAGAAGAAAATAAAAGCAAAATAAAACGTATTTTTAGAAGAAGGGGTGCATTTAGGGGGATAGGTAAAAAATGAGTATAGGTCAATTTCCATTACA